TTCTGATCTTAATACTAGATCTCTTTGTATAATCTTAATAATCTTCTTTTGATTAGTAACAGCGTCATTTAGATCAGCTGAAGAATTAAAATACATTCTGTATACAACTGGTCTTTCTAATCTGAACACACAATAGTGTTTGCTTTTAAAAAAGCTAAAGGGAGCTAAATTACAATCAGCATCTGAATTATAAACTTGAACTTGTATATTTTCTGTTTCCATATTAGTTTTAATTTAATCTAATAACGACATTTCATATTCTTGCACCATCATCCTAACTTCTTTTTCTAAATATGGTACTTTGATTTCTTTGTTGTAATGATCTATAGCAAGATCCATTACTTTATATCCATAACTTTGGAATATGTAAGCATATAAGCTTAATTGTAATGAATAATGGTTGAACTCACAATCATCTAAATGAGATAAAAAACTTTTCATTTTCTGAAAACTATTATTCATCTTGATTTCTTCGTTTGTTTTAAAATCTCTAATCCAAACTTCTTTATTGGGTCCTATCCATGTTCTATCTGCTTGTCCAAATATATTACCCAAGTTTAGTATTAATTCTGGGTAATAACCTTCTGGTAAGCTTGTAAGCTCTAATTGTTGTATCTTTATATTATCATTCCAAGTGTAAGGTTTGTATACCTTGTAATCTCTGTTATCAAAAGGATTTTTTTCTATACCTGTTCTCAAGCTTTCCTTTTCTTTATAATCATGGTAAGCAGTACCATCTACTTTTGACTTTTCATTTTTTTCTAACCACTGTTTTTTGATTTCATCTTGAATATCCTGTTCTACAATATCCACCAAAATTGGATATTTAGTACCTAGTTTTTTGAATAGGCTCTCATCTCTTTTTTGCATCTCATCAAAAGTGTATTTCAATTCTTTTCTCAAAGCTCTAAACTTTTCTTTTGCTACTTCTTTTGGTTCATTTGGGTATAAAACGTGTTCCCATGCTTTCCACTTCAACCAAAATTCAGAATCGAACTTATTTTTGTAAAGACCTACAAGGGTTGATACACTTGTGTTATTACCGTTTCCGTATACATGTTTTAGTGGTTCAAATGTTAAAATCATACTTTTTATTTTTATGCAAAGTTACTGTATTTTTTAATATAGTAATAAAAAAATATAAGTAAATAATCTCTAATATATTTTTTTATTCTAATTTTGCACAAAATATCTAATATGCAGAACGATAACAATCTAGGTTATGATACAAACGGTTGGGATATTGTAGAACTTCATAATTTTTTGTTGCTCAGATTAGAGCTATTTCTTTTACTCAAAGCACCAGATTTTGAATTGAAGGATAATCTTAAAGATGTATATATATACTTTATCATATCAAAAATCTTGGGTATGAAAATCTCAAGTAAGAAAGCTACACACTTTGTAGCTGATATACTTGGATACAAAGATTATAATATCATTTACAACTACAAAACAGCTCTCAGAAGAAAAGGATGGTTTGTTAAAAAAGATGGAGAAGGTTACCAACCTATAAAAGCTTTTAATCACACTGGTGAAACATTGGAAACAACTGTAAGTTATGCTTTTAGTATTTCATATACTAAAAAACAAAACTACGATGCTATATCTTCAAAAGGAAAACCAATTACATATGATAGCAATTAATTTATTCTCAGAGTTACATAAACCAACTCAAAACATACCTGTTCCTGTAGTCGGTGATGAATTGAATTATTCACTTTTTTACAACTCAGAGCAAGAAAAAAGAGTTATAGAAAGAGTAGCAATTAATACCAATCTTTCAGAACAAACAGTTAAGATAGTGTACAATATGTACTTTAATACTTTGTTTACACTCTTAGTTAACAGTAAGAAACAAGAGATATTCTTAGGTAGTTATTTTAAATTTTTAAAGTTAAAAAACAAATAAATTCAAACATCATGAAAATTTTAGATTCAGCACCAGCTCAAATTCTTGTAGATCCAGCAACAGAGTCAGCTCTTATTCTTAAAAAAGAAGATGCTCTTAAAAAGGAAGCTACAGAAAGAAAAGCAATGCACAGAGATAACATTCAGAAATGGATGGAAGATACAAGCAGAGTTGAGTTATTCAAGAACAGTAATTATAAATTACTCAATGATAGCAATATTTGCATAGAAGTTTGTACATCTTATATCAAAGATAAAGAGCAAAAAACACTGATCTATGATACAATGTATGGTCTAACAGTAAATGAAGAACTTTCTATGTTGTTGTTTCCATACGCTAAGGATCTGAGTACTGGTGATATTTATACTATCAGCGATGCTTTTACAATGAAGCAATTCAATCCAGCTTATGCAGAATGGCATAACAGAGCAAGTGAAAAACCTTCTTACAGAGAAGAAGTAGAAGCTCCAGCAAAAACTTTGTTTTACATCAATGAAGTTTGGAATACAAGTAGATTCTTTCTTGATAAGGTAGAACAATTCCAATCACCAAATGATTTCTTTACTTTTATAGTTCCAAAATCTGTTTTACAAACAAAAGTTAAAACAGTATCAAAGAAAGATAATCCCACTGTTTATCCAAGTAACTCAACAAAAACATATCAATGAGAATACCACCTTTGAAGTATTTCTTTGAACGCAAAAGATATAAATGGGTACTTATGTCATGGATGAAAAAGTACTTAGAAAAGAATGGAGAAACAGTAAATAAACCTTTAACCAAGCTTGAGATGTTCACTATCACCAAAAGGGTAGTGAACTCTTATCCTTGTTTTGAACAAGGTTATTGTAGTAGGTGTAAGTGTGATATGGTTGATGCTATCAACATGAAAACTTATGAATGTGCTCATGGTTGTTTTTCTGCTTCAATGGATCAAGAAGAGTTTGATGAGTACAACAAGAAAATAAAAAACGAATTCACTAACAATGTATATTCAAGGTAAAATGAAATCAATTGAATTTTTAGATACTAATGTAGATATAGGTATTATAGAACCTAATTCTAAAGCATTTGTAAACTTTAGATATGAAGGTGATAAATCAGAAATGGTGTACATACACAAACATTGTGGTTGTACTGGAGAACATATTCATCTTGAATCTCCTTCTCAGAAAACACTTCAATTTGTTTTCAAGGAATCAGATGTAAAACATCTAACTCAGATGCATGTTGATAACTACTATCCTGATGGTAAATATCCTTTTGAGAAAACAATCAGTGTTTATTTAACTGATGATCAACCATTAAAGGTTGAGAACCCTGATAAACCAGAAGAAAGAATTCTGAACAAACAAAAGAAGCATATCGATATCAATTTTACAGGTATTGTAGATATTTCAAATCTAAAATTTCCCTGATGATAGATCTTATAAGCGAGAAAACAAATCGAGCTGATCCTGAAAAAGAAATGATTATCAAAAAACCAACTTATAGTATTAAAGATCTAGTTGTTATTGATAGTCATGAACAACAGTACACACAAGAAGGTAAAGAATTTAATAGACCAAGTGGATTCTCAGGTTTGATAACAGATATTAAATATTCACTTTCTTTAAAGAAATGGTATTATGATGTTAAGGTAACAGCTCATTGTTATATTATTGATATAGAAGAATCAGCATTAAGTTTAAACAATGATAGTAGGAACACACACAAAAGATTTTAAAGAGCAAAACCCAGGTGTAGTAGCATCTATAAAACAGTTTGCAGATATCTACACCTATAACTCACAAGAAGAAGCATCCAAGATACTTTGGTCTGCTTATTTTGTTTCTATAATAGCAAACGATAAGAATCCTTATAGGAATTTTATATCTGATGAACAAAGAAGAGAAGAAATAGTAAAACAATACTATCCAAGATATACTTCAAAGTTTATTGATTTAGAAAAATGTTTTAAAAGTTTAGTATTAACTAAAGAACACACTCTATATAATATCCATCTTAGAAAATATGAAGAGTTTGTAGCTGAAATGGATGGTTTAAAACTTGATACTGACGATGGTTGGAAGAAGTATTTAGATGCAACATCTAAACTAGAGAAGATAAGTAAGTTCTATGATGAACTTGCTAAAAAATACTCTGAATCAGTTAATAAATCTTCTGCTAAAGAAGGTGGTGGATCTTACACAGCTGCTGAAAAAAGAAATATGAAGTAATATCATTAAAATAATGACAAACAGAGACTTAGATATATTAAACTTTACAAAAAAAGATCCAATTTTTATAATGGATGCTTTAGGTTTTATTTTAGGTGAAAAATTAGGTGAAGGCGAAACAAGAATAACTTTTGATTATGCTTTTGATAAAAATTATGTGGTCAAAATAGCTAAAGAATATCCAAATGACAATATAAATGAGTGGGAAACTTGGAATTTAGTAAAAGAAGATAAAGAATTAGCTAAGTGGTTTGCAAGATGCGCAATGATTAGTAGATGTGGATTTATGATGATACAAAGAAAAACAAATCCTTTGAAATTTTTACCTGATACTTTGCCAAATTTTTTTACAGATATTAAAACTTCAAATTTTGGGAAAATAGGTAATCAAATTGTGTGTCATGATTATGCTTTTACGAATAGAAGGTTATGGTATTATCATAAAACAAAAATGCAGAAAGTAAAATGAGTAGTAAATCACATGTAAAATTAGTAAGTTTAGCTCCTTGGATATACAAGAGAGCTAATTTTTATTTTAGGGATCATCCTACGTATCACCCAGATACGCAAGTTTACATGGATTACTGGGAAGAACAAGAAAGAAGATCTGTAGAAGGTATCTGGATCTTAAATCAAGATGATGGTACTGATGTAAATGGATACGGTACACAAGTTTATGATCCTTCTAAACCAGGAGGTTATACTTGGTTATCACCACAGCATTATTGGTACTTAATGTTCTGTTTGATTAAAGCAGATGATGATGGATCAGTTGAAGCTAAACACCCAGATCTCAGAGATATAGATAAATATCTCTTCAATGTTTACACTTGTTGTTGGGGTTTCTCAGGTATGTCTGATGATAAAGAAATAACCTGTAATCATTTAGTAAAGAAGTTCATAAAGAACAAGGAATCCATAGATTCTTTTACTCCTAAAGAGAGAATGCGATGGAATAAACTACAATCTTCTGGAGAGATATACAAAGCAGATGGAACTTTAAAAAAGTATATAGAACCATTAAAATATCTACAATCAAATCACAAAACACCTAAAGGTAATCCTTTGTATAATAATACCAAGGAGAACATGATGCTGATGACATCGAGACGTTTAGGTAAAAGTTATTTTAACTCTGGTATCTTATCTCAAAGATATAATTTCCATCATAAGGATACTTATAAGGATTATCTCAATACAAAATTAGGACCAAATATTCTTGTTGGTTCTGCTGCTTCGAGTAAATCTGGAGAGCTTCTCAACAAGTTTAAATTTTCTCAAGATAACCTTGTAGAAAACTTTGGTTCTTATATGGATGATGATGGTAATTTTATACCTGGTTTTTTCTCTAAAAGTTATCAGGGTACTCTCAATATATCCAATGAAAAGAATCCTTATAGGTATGTTTATAAACACAAGAAAGGTAACACTTGGACCAATGGTGGAACCAGAACATCTATAGTTCATGGATCTTATGAAACAAATTCTCAAGTATTTGTAGGGCAATTATCTCCTTTAGGTATAGAAGATGAAGTAGGTATTAACTCTAAACTAAGAGAATGTTTAAAGCACGATGAACCTATTTACACTCTTAAAGAGAAAGAGGGTATAGCAATTAAAGCTGGTACTGGTGGAGAGATGAAATATGCTTTTGAATCTAAAGTTGTATTTTACGATCCTAAAACTTATAAGTTTTTCTCTGTAAAAAACGAATGGGAGAATCCAACACAAGATATTGGTATCTTTATACCAGCTGTTTATACAGATAATTCATTTAGAGATCACAATGGTAATCAGAATATTCAATTAGCTTATGAACAAGAGCTTATAGAAAGAAAGAGATTATCTGAATCTAATAACACTTCAGCTCTCGATGGTTATATTACCAATAGACCATTGATACCATCAGAGATATTCTTATCTCCAGAGATCAATACATTTCCTATACATCTTATAAAAGAGCATGTACAGAACTTAGAAGATAATAAAACATTTGATTTAATAACCTCTGTTGGTCATCTTACTTATACTGATCCTAATAAAACACAGGTAAAATGGACTAACTATAAGGATCCTAGAAACAAACCAATTCTTACCTGGGATTTCAAGCAACATGAAGGTAATCTGCAAGGAAGTATTGTAGTATACGAACACCCACCTGATGTTATACCAAATCCTACTTTTGGTAGTTCAATGTATAAAATTGGATATGACCCTGTAAACGATGATTTTGGTGGTACATCTCTAGCATCTATCTTAGTGTTTAAATCTGAATCGTTAGATGATTGGAACAAAGGTGTTAAAAACACTATAGTAGCTTCTTATCACGGAAGATACGATTCAGTAGATGATATACATGATATTGCAATTAAGTTAGCACTGTACTATAATGCTAAGATATTACCTGAAACTAACTTACCTGATTTTGTTAGGTACGCTAAACGAAGAGGATTATATGGTAGATTGCAACTAACTCCATATGATGCAGTAAGTACACTTATCTCTGGTAACAGATCAAATAAGATGGACGTTGGTATGAGAATAATGAAATCAGAGAAGTTACAAGGAGAGCAACTAATCAGACAATTCTTGTTAGAAGAAAGAGGTGTTGATCCTATTACTGGAAAAAAAGTGTTAAATTTGCATCACATATACGATCTTAAATTGTTAGATGAGCTTCTGAATTATACCAGAGATAATAATACGGATGCGATATCATCTTTCATATTGATTATGTTTTGGGTATATCAAGAAAGAATGGTTCCTATAAAAGATCCAGAAAAAGTAGCTCAAACTAATACAGCTTTTGATCAATATTATAAAGATAAAATTCAGAACTCTTTCAGCAAAAAACAACAACTTATTGCTTCAATGATAACAGGAATATAATATGATGTACAATAGAAATACAAGCGATGTATCAGATGTTTTAGATACTGATGGAGTGTTCAAGTTCTTAACCTACGAGGATAAGAAAAAGAACGATTATAAATTTATAGATGATGAAATCAAAAGAATAGGTACTACCTACAATCCAGATTTCTTAGCTAAAACAAAAGCTCAAATCAGAGCTAATTATATGATAGGTAATGGTATGTCACCATTAGAAATATCGAAGTTTGAAACACGACACCGATTAAGAATTCAAGGTAATGCTACAGATAACGTAGCATCTGATATACATTACCATGATGTACTCAGAAGAATTCTAACTAGAATGTGGGGTGAAAATCAAAAAAGACCTCTGAATCCAAAGGTTATAGATTCATCTGGTTATAATCAAAATGTTCGTAAAAAACATAGGTTGAAACTCTTTCAAGATTATATGAAAGAAACAATCTTTCAACCAGCAGAAGCTGAAGCTACTAGAGAGATTTCTATGAAGTATGGTGTTGAAGATATCACCCAACTTAAACCAGAAGATCAGGAGCAATTTAAACTAGAAGTAGATGAATCTATGAAGTTTAAATTACCATCAGATATTCATAAGTATATGAGAGACACTTATGTTTCTCCATCAGAAGCTCAATTATCAAGATTGATTTCATGGGCAAAAAATGAATTTGGTATAAAATTTATTACTTCTGAATCATATAAGGATTTAACTTTAGCTGGTTTTGAAGCTTGTTATATTGGTGTTTCTAATAATCAACCAACCATTGAAATAGTAAACCCAGAGAACTTTACATTCTTCAATCCTACTAGCTCACCTTTTATAGAAGATTCAGAGTGGTGGATTAATGAAAAAGAACTTACATTCTCTAAGTTTGTAAGAGAGTATCTAAATACTCCTGATAAACTCAAATCTTTTAAAACACATGTAGATGAGTTCAATTTTAAAGATATAAAATCTGGACAACTATCTGATGGTGGTAAAAGAGCTATTTACGATGGTAGATTTAGTTCTGTAAATATGCAAGCTAGGTTCATAGATACTACTGGTAATCTAACCATGTTACCAGATGTATCATCACCTGAAGGTCAAAAATTCTTTGAAAAAGTTGAAGCTATGTTCGGTTCCACATCATTGAACATGCAAGGAACATATACAGCTAAACACAATGTTTTCACAAGTTTTGATAAGTTGTACTATGTACAAAGAGAAGATCCTAAGAATAAGCTCAGATTAAAAGGTTTTTGGGTTGGTGAAAACTATTCTAAAAACGAAAGATTAGATATAAAAGTAGAAGAGTTTTGGTTTCCAGCTCTATACGAAGGAGTTGAACTAGGAAATGGTAGTGGATTGATAGTTAATAAACAAAGAGTACCATTTCAAAATAGATCTATTAACGATCCAAGAAAACTTTACTCACCTTTTATTGGTGTTGAATTTTCTAAGCTTCACGGTAATACACCAAGGATAGCTCCTGTAGATCTTGGTAAAACCATTGCTTATAAAGTAAACAAACTAGAAAACAAAATAGAAGAACTTGATGAATCTAACTTAGGTAGAGTATTTACGTTTGCTAATGAAGCTGTACCTCCTGGTTGGACAATAGAGCAAGTAATGGAAGTAGCTAAAAAATCTAAGTTTGTTCCAATTGATTTAGCTCGATTAGGAGAACTTGGATTTTCTAATGTAGCTGCTCAATTGTTTAAATCTGTAGATGTATCCAATGATGAATATATCAACACTTATATACAGAGAAAACAAGTTTTAGAAAGAGAGTGTGTAGAAGCTATGAGTTATTCTCCATCTCAAATGGGTCATGCTCCAGCATCTATGACAGCTACTAATAACCAGCAGAACATTATACAAGGTTCCTATGCTACTGAAGATATTAATTATTTGCACAGAACATTTGAAGAAAGGTTACTAGAAGCTTTTGCTAATCTAATAAGAAACGGTTTGAGATATAATGATCATTTAAGAACTTATCTTCTCGATGATCTAGGAGTAGCTGAATTAGAGCTAGATGAAGAGCTTTTAGATCTAGCTGAAATAGGTATCAAGATTGCATCAGAACTTGATGACATCAATGATGTGAACTCTATGAAAGCTCATTTACAACCACTTATACAGAACGGTATGGTTGATTTCTATGAGAGTGCTGTTCTACAATTCTCTAAAGAACCATCTGCTATCATAAACATAGCTAGAGAAGCTAAGGAAAGAATAGAGAAAGCAAACAAAGAAAAACAGGAGCAAGAGTACAAGTTAGCTCAACAAGAGATTGATCGTAAGAAAGAACTTGATAAACAAGCAGATAAATACAAGATGATCGAACTAGATCTTAAAAAGCTTGATATTGAAATGAGAGGAGATCAGTTCAGAAAGGTTCAAGATGCTGATCTTAATAAGATCCCAGATTCTCTACAGAAAGCAGTGGTTGATAATCAAGCAGAAATGGATAGATTGGTTTATGAAACAGAAAATGCAAAAGAAACCAAACGAGAAGAGATGAAATTTGAGTTTGATAAACTTAAAGCTGATATGGAGATGTTGAAAGCAGAATTAGAAGTAAGAAAAAAAGAATTAGCGAATAAAAATAAACAAAAATAACACAGTGTATTAAAAAAGTTAGTAGAAAACTTATAAAATATACTTAGCGTTTTTTAATTGTAAATAATAACTCTTATATAACATTTTAAATTAAGTTTGCAATGAATTTAGATAATGATTTAAAATTCGAACCAAGTACTTTTGGTACTGATAGTAACAGTTTGGATAATATCACAGATGATGATATCAAAGTGATAGATACACAAGATCAACCTAAAAACGATAAAGTTGACTTGGGTATTGGTAATAATTTAGATTCTGATAAAGATCAGGATAAAGTAAATCCAGAAAAGGATAATAAAGATGGAGATGAAGATCAAGGAGATGATAACGAAAATGATGATCTAGAAAAAGATATCGATAGCTTAACAACAGCTGAAGTTGTTGTAGAGCTTCTGAATCAAGAAGGTTTACAAATTTACAATGAGATTCCAAAAGGATTAACCATGGAACAATTTGTGAAAGATATTCCAGAATACATCAGTTCAATAGAGCAAGAAATCAGAAGAGATGAAGCAGCTAAGCTAGGTAAGTTTCAAGAGTACTATGAAATGATGGTAAATCAAGAAATAGAACCTGAAGCTCTTAAACCAGCTCTTGTTTTAGAGAGTACAGCTTCCATGGATCTAAATGATAGATCCATAACAACTGAAGATCTGATCAACGTTATTAAAACCAAGCATCTAGTAAGAGGTTTATCTGATGAAGAAGCAACAGCTTTAGCTAATTTAAATTCAAAAGATTTGAATAAGTTAAAAGAAGAAGCTTTAAATGCTCAAGATTTTATATCTCAAACAATAGAGAATATAAAGAAAGACGTAGTTCTTGAAAAAGAATTAGATCAGAAAACAAGAGAACAAGATTTGTTAGAAGAACAAAATGATTTTGCTGAAGCACTAAACTCTCTTAATCTTACTAAGAATCAAAGACAAGAGTTTTTTGATATCAGGTACAAAAGAGATCAACAGATAACATACGTAGATGAGAATGGTATACAAAGAAGAGATTTTGTTACTAAGTTTGATATCTTATCACATCAAATGTATTCTGATCCTAAAAAGATCATAGCTTTTATTGATTTCTTATCTAATGACCAAGGTGCTCCTAACCTTAAAAAATCTGTAGCATCTTCTTATTCTAAAAAACTTTTGGAAAGATTGGAATCACCTAAAGAAAAGAAAAGTGATAACAATAATTTCAGACAAAAAAATCCGACAAACACAAATCAACAGAATAAAATAGAGTTTCAAGCTCATACTTTTTAAAATTTAAAAAATAGAAAATGTCATTAGGTAATAGAGTACCCAGTAAATTTGTAGTAGATGTGATATCAAGACAAGATCTTGAACACGCTAACTACACCGATATGAATGTTCTTTTGAACATGCACCCAGAAGTTCCGTATTTTCAGAACATATTTGAAAACAGTATTGATTATGTTTACTCAGCTGTACCAAATATTTATGATGCTGGTGATACTTCTTTCTTAGATTCGTTTGTACAGAAAGGTGCAGTTATTGAAACTGATACCACATCTATCAGACATAAGATGTTATCAACTGGTCACATGAAGATCATATCTATGGAACCATTGATGAATGGTACAGATAAGATCGGTATTGGTGGATCACCTATTCTTCTTAAATTGAATAGAAGAATCTTTGATGTACCAGATACTATCTACCCTGAACAAGAACCATCTCTAAGGTTTACAATTCAGAAAAATCCTGTAGCTGATGGTACTGGATTTATCTATGAGCTTGTTCTTCACGATAGATTAGATACATCTTATGTAGATCCTGAGTACTTCAAAGAAGGAATGGTTTGGAAAAAAGATGGTGCATCTTTCTCTGAAGGTTCTGGTCAATGGGGTACATCTTCATTTGGTGGAGTATCTTTATTAGTTTTTGAATCTGATCTTACATCGTTCTCTAAGCAACATGAAGTAACTGATGATGCTTTGCATTACATAGCAAGAGTTAGATCTTACAACGAAAGTACAAAGAAACTTGATGGTGCAATGCCAGATCAGATCATTGGTTTCCCTGAAGCTCAATTGATTAAGCAATTCAAATGGGAAAAACAACATACTCTTTTCTGGGGTAGATCTACAGGAAGAAGAATCATAGATACTTCAACAGGTAAGTACAGAAAGATCGGTTCAGGAGCTGTTGAATTCTTTGAAGATGGTAACATGGTTCCATACAATAGAAGAAAATACAGTGTTGTTAAACTCAAAAATGAGTTGACGTCTCTTATCCACGGTAAAGTAACTCCTGAAAAAGCTAATTATGAGCTTTGGGTTGGTATCGGATTGTTTAGATTGATCGATGATGCTTTACAAACAGAACTTAATCAACATCCTTTCGAAAGAAAGTATGAAGATTACGTAAGAAGTGCTTCTTCTTTCCCAGGTTCTAAAACTCCAGGTAAGCACATCACTGAACCTATGATCACTGGTTTTGATTTGAAACCATATGGTTCTGTAACAATCAAGCATTTACCTATCTTAGATTCAATCGAAGGAGATCAAGCAAGAAGAGATCCGATGACTGGTTTACCAGAAACATCATTCTGGGGTTTCATACCTGATCTTGGTTTTGGTACAGGTAACAACATGCACATGGTTCGTAAGAAAGGAGCTGAAAACTATTTCTATACAGGTGGAGCAATAACTCCGAATGGTTATAGAAATGGTGGATCATCTTCTCCTATGTCTTACGGTAACAATGCTGTAAGAAGTTATAGTGTACACATGGGAGATATCTGTGGTATGACCATGAAAGATACAAAGAGAACAGCATTTTTCTTACCACAAGAAAAGTTCTAATAATACAATAGCAATTAGAAAATTTTATCAAACAAACAATTAAGATGTCAAAAATAAAAATAGTTCCAAGAGAAGGTTCTAGAAAGATAGGAACCAACATAGTAAAGAAGTACTATGATTCATTAGCTCACGTAGCTAGAGAAGAATCTAGTTCAGAAGAAGTATTCAAAGATGAAAGGTGGACAGGTACATTACAAAAGTTTGTACCTGTTTTCTACAACAGTTTAAGAAGGTATCCTTTTATGGACCCAACTGATGTAAATCTTCTTAGACCACTTGTAGATCCAGTTTCTCAAGAAGCTGGTTTCAAAAAGTTAAATGAGATCGTAAAAAGATTACGATTAAAGAACGATAAGGGTGAGTTAATAACCAGTATCGATATTTTCAATCAGGATGATGATTTTTTAACTCATGATGATGTTTTCATTAAATTAAATGGTGGTTTAGGTGATTTCGATGATACTAATCCAATCCATGATATAATGTTACTTCATTTAAGAGCAACTGAAGAATTTGAAGTTGGTCCAGAAAAAAATCACCCTATTATGAATATCAAAGTAAAATACGTTATTGTTGATCCAGAGTTGGAAGAAAGATTGATCAAAGAGCAAAGGTTGAACAGAAGAAAAGTAACCAGAGCATTAGATAGTTTAGATAAGATGTCTAAGAAAATCAAGGTTGCTCTGATGCTAAATCTAATCGATAAGCACACTGTAAACAAAGAATCCACTCTTGATAATCTTATTGAAGCATATGCTTTTGATGATAAAACATATGCGTTCAAAACAACTACAAGACAACAACACTTCTTGCAGGTTATGGAGGAAGATGATAATGTTCTGGATGCTCACTACTTGTTCTCATTAGCAATGGAATTAGGTTTCATTAAGTACAATAACTCTCATTACATGGCTTTTGGTGAAATTCTTGGTGGAACTAGAACAACAGCAATAGAGAACTTAGCTTTGGAGAATTACAAACATTTGTTTAAGCAATTAGCTGATGCTTGTAAGTTTGGAATTCAAATGCAATTAGTTGATAAAAAGAATGATGAAGATCAGAGAGGATCTCTATCTGAGCACAGTAAGATAATCAATGAAACTTATGCAAGTAAGATTCTAAAAGAAGATGATACTGAACCAGTTAAAGATACTGAACCATCACAAAAAGAAAAGGAGAAAGGTAAAGATAAATAATGATTAATGTTAACACATTACATAATGAAGTTAGGTTTAATATCAATCTAATAAACTCAGAGTTTGATCAAGCAGTATCTACTATAGATGTAGATGGAGCTTTGAACAGAGCTAAAGATTATATTATTCAGAACTATTCTTTCCTATCTGAAAAAAGTAAGTTTTTTGAAGAAGCTCTCAGGGAGCTGGAAGTACATAATATCGAACTAAGTTTTAATAAAAACGAAAACAAATATTCAGTTTTTTCACTTCCTGAGAACTATTATACGTACTTAAAAGTAAGTGCTATAGGAAAAAAAGGAGATTGTAATGCAGAGATATGGAATGTTCACCATAAAGCATCTGATAAGATATCTCTGTTTGATCCAAACTTTAAACCTGATTTTTTATGGAGAACAGGATTATTTAATGTAGCAAATAATGATATTTATTTCTATCATAATAATGATTATTCTATTTTATCATTACAATTATCTTATATCAGAAAATTACCAGATGTAGCTAATGCTACACAAACTGTAGGTGGTTTTTACGAGAAAGCAGATGGTACTATCATAAAAGAAGATAAACATCTTGAGATTAGTTCAACAGCTCTTTGGAGAAAGATAACAGAACTCGCTGCTTATTACATCTTGAAAGCAAGATTAAGTACTTTTCAAGGAACACTTGAAGAAATCTTATTCCATGATTCTTTAGGTAAGAATATGCAGTTATAATTTGATTAGTTAATTTTTTATTATATAACAAAATGAGTAGAAAAATTTTAAACAATGTATTTGTAGCAAAGGGTGTAGCTCCTGCTGACAAGTTCATCTACGATTTAGAAAACAATGCTTCTAGTCCGAACAACATTGTTTTCTTTAATCCTCGAACAGGTAAAACACTTGGTCCAGGGATTACCTACCAAACAAACCCAGAGATTGCTATTGCTCAAGCAATGGATCTTGATGGAGATAACATGGTAGATGCATTGAGAAAGAGACAGCTGGATGGTAAATACATTTTTAATGTTACTACTGATACTCCTAGATCTCCTATCAGTCAGATTAAAAATGCTTATTGGAGATGTACATCTAAGGATACAGAGTACGGTTTGAATATTGGTTGGAGAAACCATGATACACTTTTAACTCAATCTGATAATCAGTTTGCATTTAAAACTGTATCTGTAAACTTATCAGATTATACTTGTAGTAGCTGTGATGATGGTTTAGATTGTAAAGAAGTATCTTGTGCTATGCACAGAGCTTTCTATGCTAAAGGTTTGGATGCTAAAGATTCTCTATTCATGAGAAGATCCCTAGAAGTGCAAAATAAAACAGTTGGTGTAGATCTTGTAGCTATCATGGATAAAGAAGTTCAGTACTGTTTATCTGCTTTTGCTGGTGCTTGTGGATCATGTAACGAGATTTCTGCTGTTACCGGTATAACCATTGTAGCTGATCCAACAAAATTAGATGCGAATGGTAATCCATTCTTAGCAACAAACTTCACCAAAACATTCCCTGGTACCTTAGTTCCTGGTAGTACTACCAATAGTTACTACGGACAATTGGAAAGAATAGTAAAATTGATCAACAAAGCTTTTGAAGAAGCTGGTGTTACTGGTCACGCAGTTGCTATCGAAGGTATCAAAGGTACAGCAAGACCATGTGATCCGATTAATATCTTGATTAACTCTTGTTACTCTGTTATATTGTTAAATGGAACTGGTGCTGCTATAACTCCGTGTATCCCTGAGTACAACCCTTTTGCAGGAAAATCTTTCACTAACCAAACTAGTTGTATCGGTTGTTCAGCTGGTAGTACTTTTGTACCTAACTGTGGTGTAAGAGCTATCGGTAAACCAATCAAGATAGATAAAACTTGTTTAGGTGTAGATCAGAGAATCATGTGGTACTTCACTGAAGTAATGATCACTGAAGCTCCTGAATCTAATTTCTCTGGTTTCTATGTAGAAACAATGCAAGATATTCAAGTACCTGATGGTATGGGTATTCAATACTACTGGAAAATGTTGGATCAACATGTTGAAGGTACTGGTTTTGATTACTCTCCTGGTTTCTCAGACATCAGAGGGGTATATTCAGAAAACAAAGCTCCTAGATTGAAAAACAACACTTCTGGTTTGAATTTAGCAGCATCATACGCTTCTATTTCATTTGAATATGGTATGGGTTGGCAAACACAGTTTGTAAACTCCCCTACAAGTGTTACACAAGCAACATTACAGATTATCATAGATAATACCGATGTTGCTACCAAAGCTGGTATTAAAGCGATCCTAGATCCATGGTTAGCTTCTCTACCTGTTCCAAGACCAGCTCTGAATTTAACAACAGATTCAGATCAAGTAAACACAATAGTTGATAATACAGGTACTGTAACCCAAGAAGCGTTGGATGACGTTGGTGGAACAGAGGGATAAGATGTTTGATAGAGTTTTTTAATTGTAGAAGGTAGTTTGAAATATAACTACCTTCTTTTAAAAATAAAAAGAAAATGGCAAAAATTTTTGTACAAAATCAAGGTGCTCTTGCAATAAAAGAAAATGGTAAATTAAAATCCATTGAGCATTTTGAAGCTCCGATCAATGATTGTGAGTGTGGTATTTATTGTTGTGGAGATAAAAAAGTAATTAGATTCCAATCTAATACTCCTGGTGGAACCACAAAAGAGATCAACTTAGAAGCTCTTTGGACACTTTTGAATCCATAACTATATTTTATAATATACTAATTATCTTATGAGTTCTATTTGTAATTGTATAAAAGATAGTAACTTTGACTTTGTTATTGATCTTAAACAGGATTATCTGGTTTTTACAGATTATTCTGATTGGTTAATAAACTCTAAGATAACTAAACCTTTTGATGAATTTGATTTAAAAATAAGTAATTATCAAACAGATGATTTCAAAATTTTTAAAGTAAAACCAAATTTATCAAGTATCATCAAGTATTCAGAACTTCCTATAGAAAGTAAAACATCTTGTCCTCCAGATGGGATCTATAAGTTTTCTATAAATGTATGTCAAGGAACACAAGAATTTTGCAAAGTTCAAGCTGTTTTAATCAGATCAAACAGAGCTTACGAGATTCTAGTAAGAGAAGATAAGTGGGATGAAGCTTATCAAGTTCTAAAGTATATAGAATATGTGAGAATATTCTCAAATGATAATAATTTAAAGAAAGCTTTAGAGTATTACGATATTCTACAGCGTTATCTTAAAAAAATAAAATGTAACTGTAATGAGTGGTCTTTGCAAATGCATCAATCCTGTGGTACACTACAATGCTCCGTGTGAGAGAGCTAACTGTTTAAGAATACCACACGTATATGTAAAACAATCTGATTCTGTATATCCTTGTAATGAAACTTTGGTGATAGATGTAACTAATAAAGTTCATTTTGATCCAAATCAACTCAAAGATATCACAGAATTTTTTATTGTAAACCATACCCCTAATCTCAAGAATGTACATTTTGTAGTAAATCCTACCAGAACAAGCATTGAGTTACACGTTACAAGTAATTACAGTGGTTACCCAGCACTAGATTATAAATTTGCTAAGGTAACTTGGAAAGCTAGACAAGGTATGTTATCAGATATAGCAACCTTTACTATACCTTTCAAATCTCATTGTAGTACGATTGAGATACCAAATGATAAATACTGTGATCCTTGTAATGGAAATCTATTAGATAAAGAAGTTGATATCTCTGTGAACGGAGGACCAACTACTAACAACATAGATATATCTGTTGAAGCAAACAATGTATTCCCATCTTCAGATCCTAATGGAACTTTAGATATCTCTATTACTCCTTAATTAAAAATAAGATGACTGTAGATATAATAAGAAATGGGTATGTATTTACCAATGTTCCAGCTCTGATTAAAATAGATTCTTCTATTAATCAGCATGGTGATATTGTTAAAAGAACAGCTCAAAACCTATCAATCAAAGTTCATATCCCAACAGGAATCTCTGTAGTTGATTTTCAAGCTGATAAAATTGGTGTAGTTTATAACTACGCTCAATCAATAATAACTGTAAACTCTATTACATCTGATAGACCTATTTATTGTTCTTTCATGATCAGAGTAGATGATGAAACAACCGCTGTAAATTCTCAGTGGAGAATAGATCTTGAAGATGTAACCAACAATCCTGTACAAACATTTAGGTACGAACCAATAATTATAGGTGGTTTAACTAGATCGGATATCATAAACATCATTGGTTTATCTGTTGATAATACTGTTGCTTATGTAAGTACAGATTCATCTGGAAATCAGATCTGGAACAGAATAGATGCAAATACAAATACTGTTTTAGGACAATTCACTGTACCAGCATCTTCTACAGGTTTACCTGATTATTCGTTAGTATTACCATTCGTATCTAAAGCAGCAGCATTAGCAGCACTAGGACCAAACAAAATGTTTAAGTATGCTGAAGTAAATTTAGATTTCAAACATGGTTTAGATATAACTTAATTTTAATAAAATAAATAGTAAAACATGGCATTAATATCTTTCAGAAACTATGGTATCCTTGAAGCAGGTGATAACCCAAATACACTGGGTATAGCTAAACCATTTGGTCAAAATGCAGGTTTACTTATCGAACCTACAGGTCAAATCATTTGGTTGTGGAATAATTCAGGACCAGCTTGGGTATCATACGATCTAGGAGCTCTTAGTTCAGCTTCTGGAGATGGTAATCATACTCCTATAACTAGACCTAATGCTACAGAGAATGTAGCTCCAACAACAGGTGAAGTTCCATCTCCTGTATCTGGTGATACAGCTTCTGTATATCTTACCAATGGTATTCTAGAGTATTGGGTATACAATGGATCTGCTTGGTCAAAAGCTTACTCTGTAAATGCACAAACTCTTTCTGATGCTCTTGTAACACTTTCTGGTGTAGCAGCTGGATCAACCAACCTTGGAACATTTCCAGGAACTACAATAGGTGATAACTTAACAGTTAAACAAGCTTTAACTTCTCTTGAAGCTGCTTTAGAAACAGCAGCTAGAACTGTTTCTGATACAGCATCTGTAGATCTAAGTTTATCACCAACTGGTGAGCTCACTGGAAATGTAAGAGTATCAACTACTCCTGGTGTAAACCACACTGTTGTAATAGATACAGATGGTTTAGAAATCGGAGATGTTGCTGCATCTGGTCCATATGATTCTCATGCTTTAGCAACATCTGATAGTGCACTACCCACAGGTAAGTACTATTACTTATCTCAAACCAACTTAGAATTTGTTTATAGTCAGGGAGCTAAAGGTCCTTACTATAGAAAATAATCATTAATAACAGAATTCATGCATCTTACAAACAGAAGTATATGTTATATAAGCAATGGTACTAATCCTAATACGTTAGGAATAGTACCTGCTTTTAATTTAGGTAGGTGTATATCTGAAGATGGAACACAAGAGTGGAATTATAATGCTTCACTTCCTCTGGGAAGTAGGTGGGTTTTAAAAACAAATTCTAGCTCTTCAGAACACTGGTTCCTATCTAGAAGTACAAACACCATCTCAATGGAGCATAGTACACCTGTAATATTTGAATTTAATTCTGAATTTAGTGTTTTACCAAATAAATTCGAACTGATAGCACCTACACCTATAACAGGTTTGAGAGCTTTACAAAATTTTACAGGTATATTAAATGGTTTTATAAACTTACAATCTCCTGTTGCTGGAGATATCTTTGTAAATGTGAAAGCCAATTCTAGTGGTACTTTCTCAATTGTAAGAGAAACTCTTGTTGCTAATGCTTATAGAGTAATACATATTTCAGTACCTTTTACAGTTTCTAATACAGATATCATAAGATTAGAACTTACTCTTGGTGGC